GTAGAATACGCTTGGTAAGCAAAAATTAGCTGACCTTCATATTGTTTTCTAAACTCTTGATAATCTTTATGTGCATCAGCCATAGGTGCAACCTTATCCATATCTTACCCCCTATTCATAAAAGGCTAAATCAAAGCCCCAGTAAGTTTCGCAGTGACCCCAATCTCCGCTTGCAAAGACATTTATTGCCCAATCATAAGGTCCACTTTCCCAGCAAACGTGCCAAGCATTTTGCACATATCCATGTTCTGTGCTTTCAATTGGTGATTTTATCCAGACTTCCCATTTAGGGTCAGCCCCTTGAAGTTTACAAATTCGGCAAAGTTCTTTGTATAAAGCTTTAGCCGCGCCACCCTTTGTTTTATATTTTGATGGGTTCCAGTTTATATTGAAGTTGCCTTCTGGTGAATAAATTTTCATAACGATGCCTCTTTGATTAGGTAATATCTGGCATATCTTTTGCCAGTTCCATTATTTTGTTCCATGATAGTTTCGATTGTGTGACCATCATCTTTTAAGTTTAATATTCTGGCGGCTAATCTTGTGCATCTGCAATGCTGAATAGCATCCCATGATGTCATTCCTGTGTTAGTGTTTCGCAAGAAATTTAAGATTTGAAATTTTTGATTTTGCATCAGTATCTCCATTGAGCAATAAAAGTAAGATTATTTTTTGAGCCAGATACGATTGCACCGATGTAATCCCATCCAGTATTTTCTGCGATAAAGTTGCCGTGAGCATTTGCTTCATCTAAGTTTGAAAATTTCTTATCGCTTATAATCATTTTTTGTCCTTCCATTAATTTATATATACTTAATATCTGATATTGTTAATCATGTCAACAATAATTATAGATTATTTATAAAATAAACGTATTAGACCCCCATTTTAGCACTTCTAATGCGTTTAAAAGTATTTTATATATGTTAACAATCTTAACAGGTACAAAATATGTCAATAAAAAACTGTGAATTTATAGTAGCTGGAAAGCCAATTGGAAAAGCTCGTCCAAGATTTACCAAGCAGGGACACACATATACCCCAAAAGAAACTGTCCAGCGAGAAACTCTGATTAAGCAAACGGCTTGGGTTGCTATGCAGAACTCTAGGCTAAAGGTTACTGATCGCAGGGTAAGCGTTATAGTTTCATTTTATTTTGATGTACCAAAATCATATACAAAAACTAAAACCATTCTTTGTCAGTCAGGCGTTTTAGTACCATCTAAGCCTGATATTGATAACTTAGCTAAAGCTGTCTTAGATGGGTGTAATGAAGTTGTTTATAAGGATGATGCACAGGTTTGGCACTTGTCAGCTTTTAAGAGTTATTGCAAGCAAGATCAGAAAGCAGAAACTCATGTTAAGATACAATGGGACGAGCTGGAAAATTTTGCATAAAAATTTCCATAGATAATTTAGATGAATATCAAAAATTTCTTGAATGATGAAGGTAACTGTAATAAATACATTATTACTGCTTTCGTTCAGAGGTAGTTTAGAAGCTTGCATAACTTTCTATAGATATTGATAACATTTTGTAATGCAAGTGAATTGACCCTTCATTTATTTGGAGGGTCTTTTTTTATTGCGTTTATTAATCAGAATATGACCAATCAGCCCCATATAATTCACGCCATTTCTGTTTTTCTTTGTGTATAGCAACCTTTTTCGTGTCCCACATTCCCTGATGATGTCCATCACATAAAGGTATTGCACGCATATCACAGGTCTTACCGCCGCTATTTCTGTCATGTATAACATGGTGTGCTGTTGTCATTGTTGTTTGGACTTCTCCAAATTTTTGACAAATTACACATTTTCTTTGCCTAATTTCATTTAAAAATTTTTCATTTCTAATTGGTTTTGGCTGTTTTAGGTTTGACCACATAATTTTAACCTTGGCTATTTTCGACGTTTTTTGCCAAGCTAAGATTTTTTGGCCTTAGTTTTGGCTTTGTTTTTATTTCAGATATTTTATCTGTTTCAATACATTGCGCCATGCTGTCCATATCTGCATATGGTTTATATGCGGATGGCAGTGCATCTCCACACTCGTATGCGTTTCTATATAAAGTTTTCTTTTCTATCTCTACGCCAGCAACAACATATGTTATTATTAAAAATGTATAAAAAGTCATTATATATTTACCTTATTTTTCTTGTGTAACTTTAATAAATTTATGCCATAAGAGCATACGCTCATTGTGATTTCTTATTAGACCATCTTCCCTTGGTGGTCTTTTGCAATGTTCTCTGGGTTTTGCACCACATTTTGGACACGGCATAGCCCTGATCATTATTTTTTCTTCTGTGTATTCCTTACTCATTTCAATAACTCCAATGGGTCTATCTCTATTGCATCAGCAAGTTTTTCCATTGCTAACTCAAAAAACTCATTAAATTCTTTTTGGTTCATTTTATTCATAGCGATTGTATCTGGAAAATAATAAATCCCACCAAATTCGCTTACAACTGTTTGAAAAAAACCACAGGCCATTTTAAGTTCTCTGTGCAAATTATCAGAGTTAGGCCATTTACCTGTCGCTTTACAGGCTTTGCCAAGAATTGACCAATATAGCTTATGATGTTGTTCTGATCTTTTTGACCTTAATACCAGATCAAATTCAGCGTTGTGAGTTGCTAGTGCTAACTGCTCCGCATCATATGCGGAACAGGGTAATAGCTGTCCATCTTGTAGCTTAACCGATATTCTTGGTTTATTGCTCAAAACGGTATTGTGTCTTCAAGATCATCACCAGTGCCAAGATATGTTGGCTTTAATCCACCAGCAGTTTCAGCAGTTGGGTGTGGGTCGCCTGATGCCTTACCAGCTAGTGCAACGCTATTTGCATTTACCTCTAAATATTTTTTATCATTGTATTCGCGCCAAGAAAATTCACCATTAACCACTACAGGCTGTCCTTTTCTAAGATATGGAGAAACCGCTTTACCAGCCTTTCCCCAATAAGAAACACTAAACCAATATGTTTCTTTGGTTCTTCTATCATTAACAGCTATATCAAAGCCGCAAACATCCATGCCACCTTGCGTTGTTCTTACAACAGCATCTTTTGCACAGTTCCCATATATAGTAATATTTTTCATTTAGTTTACCCCTAATTCGATTGATTTGTTTTCCCATGCAGTAGATATTTTATCAGAAAATTCCTTATCTGTTTCTGCAATTTCTTTTATTAAGTTAAATGCTTTGTCAAACATAGCATCAAAATTATCAGCTGTAGCAGTTTCTATAAACTTCATTAGCTTAATGCCACGCTGTTCTGGCGTTTCTACAGGCTTAGATTTATGGGCTACAGGGGCAGTTCTACCATTTGCCATATTCCCATCATCATCTTCAATAGGTACGCCTGTAAGGGCAGATAATCCATATCTACGCGCATATGTGATTGCACCACCCATTGATTGCATATCGTTTGCTTTATATTCTAAGTAAACCTTGCAATCAAATGACCCACCTTGCTCATGTGTAATTATTGTTTCAACATAAGTTCCGTGTTCATTCCTATCTGGAACTTGCTGTATAATAAACCCATTAGCATGAAATGGTGGATAAACAGCATTTTGTATTGCCGTTAAATCAGCATATTTATTTTTTAGAAATGGATTTTTAGAATTTTTAAAAGCCGCACCCATTTCAGCTTGTGCTTTTGCGAATGCTTTAATGGCTTTTTGATATGTAGTATCATTTGTCATATTATTTAGTCCTTATAGATATAGTTTGAGCACCAGTGACTAATTCAGCCCCATCAATTTTGATACCCGCTTTGAGTTGTTTTTTTATTTCTGTTTTATCTGGTGTGATAGACACCTTAGTTAATTGTGTTGGTATTTCATTAGGATTAATTATGTTTACGCTTTCAGTACCTTTCCTCAAAGATATGGTTGCTAGAGCATGTGGGATTTTAGTTTGATTTGCACAGAGCATAATAGTCTTGAGCATTTTGGTAAGCTTCTGCTTTCTTGCATCATGACCTGATTTGCGTTCTGCATATCTTTTAGAAACATCCGCACATGAATTTGACCATGCCTCTGCCTCTGATATTTTTAATAATATAGATGTAACTAAATCTAATACATCTGTTTCACCATCTAGAGTATCCCAGAAAGCGTCTTGGTCATCACGATATGGCTCTAGTTCTTCTGCTATTGCCGTAATCATTGCGCTATCAATTCTCATTGCTAGACTCCTTAGAGTTAAAAAGCTCAATAGAATTGGCTATTGCATTATCTATTGTTTGAATTGCATTAGCTGGAAAACTTTGTGCAAGAAATTCCGATTGACTAATTTTACCAGCTAATTCTAGTTCCATTAAGTCTACATTATGATTTACTATCCCATTAAGTATTTGAGATTTTACAAATCTGATAGGTGGGTTCTTTTTCATATTTTATCTCCTGTCCATATTTTATATTTACAATTATTAATGATTAGTTTAATTAATGTAAAGAATAAAATAAATTATTTAACATTGGAGAATAAAATGAAAGCAAGATTACTTACAAGCGATGAAGTCAGAGATAAGCTAATTGACAG